ACCCAGCCGTCAGCAATAAGATCGCTAATGTCTGCCGTGGCACCCGCTGTAACTGTTTTTATTTGTCCGTCTTTTTCAAAACTAAGCAACTTCACATTGGGTGCGCTTTTGAGTTGCGGCGGCAGCTTAATTGATCCGTCTGAGCCAACTCTAGCTAATTTCAGCAAATCTTCTGGATAGCCAGAGGAACTGTATTGGTTGAGTTCTTCTTCAGTGAGTTCTCTGTATTGTGTAGTTTTAGGTCTCAGGGCAGACGCAACGGCGGCGCTGCGAACGCTTGAATCGATTTCATCCGCAGACAATGTTGCCGCTTGCGTTGGGCTTAGACCAAGCGCCGTCAGGGCTTGCGTATTGCTTGCAATTTTTGCTGCTCGTTCGTCTGCATATTTAGTTTGCGCATCCCTTTGCACCAAACCGCCAGCGAGTGCCTGCGCTAGCCGCGCAAAGCCCTGCGTATTGCTAAGAATCGGGCTGGTGTCGAGGCTTTGCTTCTGCAAGTTCTGCCCCAGAATAAACTGCCGCGATGCGGGTGATTGCATCAATCTCGGTGCTATTGCCATCTCTGTCTCCTAGCCTAGTAACGGCAAGCCGCCGGTAATCGCTGCCGCGCCTAACCCAAACAAGCCGCCCCTGTTCGCCGCTGATTGCTGATTTGCCGCATTGAAGGCAGCAAGTTGCTGTTGGTTCGCCAAACTCTGCGCACCAAGCACGTTGACCGGCGCAGGCATTTGGAACGCGCCAGCCTGATAACCAGGTCCGCCGAGCAAGGCCGACAATTCCGCAAGCTGCTGACTGCGCAGATTTTGATTTTCGGCCAACGCTGTCTGCCGCGCGCGATTTGCCTGGTCGTTCGTAAGCAACTGATCGGCAATGCCCTGCTGCCGCGCTGCGTTTGCCAGCGCCGTCTGTTGCCCTGCCTGTGAGAACGCCTGCTGTTGTGCGCCAAGGCCAAACTGCCCTGCGCCAGCGGCTTCGCCAAAGGCTGCCTGGCGCTGCTGGTTAGCAAGGTTTGCGCGATTAAAAGCATCGGAAAGCTGCTGCTGCCCAATTTGGTTCGCAAGCCCTGCTTGCTGTGTCCGCTCACCAAACTGCTGCCCGCGTGCGGTCGATTGCAGTCCAAACTGCCGCGATGCTTCCGTGCCAGCGCCAATCCGTGCGCCTTGCGCCAAGCGACCAAGCTGTTCGCCTTGGCTGCGCTCAAGTCGGTCCACAGCCTCATTGTAGGCTGCGCTTCCAATCGGCAGACCACGGTTTGCAAGGTTTTGTTCAAGCGTTTCGCGCTGGCGCTGAAACTCAGGATTCAGCAAGCCAAACTCGCGGTTGTAAATGTCCTGCTCGATGCCGCTGCGGAACTGCGCAAAGTCGGTTGGCAGACTAGCAAGGCCAGCAGTGTCGATGCTGCTCTGATAATTTGGCGTAACATCAACGCTTGTCACGCGATCTGGCAGATTGGCAAGTTCAAGCTGTTGCTGCGGCGCGGCGACGCCACTGATCTGACTCACTTGGTCAGGCACAGCGGTCAAATCGACGCCAAACTGGCTTGCCGGAAGTCCTGCCGTGTCGAGCGTTGGCACGGTGCTGCCCGCGCCATAAATGTTGCCAAACTGCGTGCCAGCCTGCCCAATAAGCTGCTGCGAAAGTGCTTCTTCACCAGCACGCCGCGCGCTTTGAAACGGCGTTTCTTGGATAAAAAGAGCCTCGTCGGTTGGCTCCTGCACAAATTCACCTTGATCGGAAACACTGCCGTAAAGCAAATTCCCAAACGGTGTGAACTGCGTGAACTGGTTGGCCGCCTGCTGCGCTTGAGTTAGTTCGCCAACTGACGGCACTGCCGGAAGCTGCGGCGTGTCAGGTTTTAGAAATCCCATGTCATTTGATCCATTTGCATTCAGAGACAAGCATTCCGAAAATCTCGGTGTCCTTGCCGTCCATGTATTCTCGAAGGGTGCCTTCGCGCTTGAATCCCAACCGTTCGTTCATGTCGATGGCGGTTGAGTTGTCAGCGGTGACAGTGGTCGTGATGCGCCGCACCTGAAGCGTTCCGAACGGGTAGGCAAACAGATCGCGGATATGCGCGCGCGTTGCCCACTTTGGCGACTGCGTGGCAATACTCATTTCTACATTTTCGTTTGCTAGGCGGTGATACACGACGCCGCCAAGAAACTTTTTGTCGAGGGTAATTCCAACGGCACGCGCGGGCGCAAAACTGTCTGCGCCAAGTTGTTGCGCCACCCACTTTTCCACGCTGCCGTCAGCATCAAAAAACAGCATCAGGCGGCGTTGCCGATAATTTTGCCACTGTACCCAGCGGCAGTGCAGACTTGGTTATTGTAGCTAAAAAAGACGGTGTAGGTGTTTTGCTCAAAGCTAGCAAAAAAATACATTTTCACGCCTGCTTGCGTCAGGCCGGTCCAAATCAATTCTTCGCCGTGGCGTTCAGCCATATCGCGCTTCACCTCGGCAAGCGTGTCCGCGCAGATTGTGACAACCGCTTTGCTTTGCGCGGGTATAAAAAAAGCCGCCAAAAAGGCGGCGGCGATGGTGAGGATGCGGAGCATTACGGCTTTGTGGGCCAGACCGGATTGGCAGGATCGGTCGTGTTAGCGGGAAGATCGCGAAGCGCCTGACGATACGCAATCTGCTCATCGCTCATCGTGCGGTCGGACACGGCCCACCAGTCGGTTTCGGCCAGCAGCCGGTCACGCTCGGCGCGAAGCGCGGTCATTGCCACGCTGTCGGTTGCCGCAGCGAGAGCGCCAGACACTGCGCTCCACGTCGTCAACGCAGCGCCGCCTTGCCACGTCACATTGGCCGCGAACGATGCTTCATCGTTGGTCTCGCCCGTAACGCTGAAACGCCAGACTTCGCCGTCCGGCTGGAGACTAAGAATAGCCTCGGTGATTGCTAGGGTGTTGCTCACGGTGTTACCTCCATGACAATGAGACTAGAAGCTCCCACGCCTTGTTCCTTGTTGTTGTAATTGTACCCGCCGCTGTTCTGCACCAGCGTAGTGTTAGACAGACTTGAACCGAAGTGATTGGCAAACGCCACTAGCTTGTACGTTGTGGCGCTGGTTGTGGAGGGGCTGTCTAAGAACAACGCAGAAACGCTTGTTGGTTTGGAGTAATCGCCAGACAAGGATACCGAAGAGTGCAGCTCGCCCTCGCTGCCGTTGCGTGTTGAGGCATCGCCTGACCCAATCTCAGTTGTCCCACGCACCAACTGCACGCCAAGGTACTGTACAGAACTGCTGGTGCTGTTTCCGGTGAACAGTCCCATAACCAGTATCTTGTTTGATGCGCTGGTAGGCGTAATTGACACGCTCAGGATGTCAGCGGGGCTATCCACGTTTGTATTGGCGTGCGTCGTATACGCATCGGTAAATGCTGATTTGACCTGAAGCACCTTGCCGCCAGCCGCAGCGGCAGCCCACGAAATGTCGGTGCCATCGCTGGTCAGCACTTGGTTTGCAGAGCCAGGACTCAGCAACGCACTTGCCCCGCTGGCGTTGCCGTAGATAATTTTCCCGCGTGCGACGGCATCGAGCAAGTTAAGTTCGCTGGTGCTGCTAGTGATGCCGTCTAGGACATTGAGTTCCGCCGCTGTTGTGGTCACGGCTGTGCCGCCAATCATCAACTTGTCTTTGACAATATCAATCAAAGCGCCGCCAGCGGTTAGCAGCTTGTCGGCTGACGCGTCCCATAAAAGATGCGCGCTTGCCGTGGCACCAAACAGCTTCACATCGTAGCCGGTATCGTCAACGCCAACAGTCAGCGTGCCGTCGAGTTGGACATTGCCGTCAATATCTACGGCGTCAAGGTTGGTCGTGCCGTCAATGTCTGCGTCGCCACTCACATCAAGCGTCGCCACATCAAGTTCGCCGCTAATGGTCACGTTTGTCGGCAAGCCGACTGTCAGCGTTTGACCGCTTGCTGACGTTTCAATCTCGTTGCTTGTGCCAGCAATCGTCAAGCTTTGGCTGTCCAGATCGACCGAGCCAGTGCCGCTTCCGCCCGCAAAGTCGAGGTCTTGCGCCGTAACCTGGCCGTCAACGTAAGTCTTGATCGCCTTGGCGCTGGCAAGCGTGTCGTCGCTTGCAGACACGCTCGACAGGTCGGCGTCCACGCCTGTAACGCTAGTGCTAGCGCCGAGCGTCAGCGCGTCGGTTGTCACCGTGCCATCAAAAAATGCGTTTTTGAACTCTTTGCTGGCAGTGCCAAGGTCAATGTCGTTATCAGTGTTTGGCTCTATAGTGCCATCTGTAAACTTCACCTGATCCGCGCCATTCGCCGACACGATAATGATGTTGTTTGTGCCTGCCGTGATGGCTGACGAGTTTGCTGGATCAAGCTGTATTGATTGGCCGCCCATCTTAATGCCTGCCGCAAACGGAATGCGCGCTGAAGCAGTTTGGGTGCCGTCTTTTAGCAAGCAGGTCGAAAGACCTGTCGCCATGCCGTCCATTTCGCCGTCCATGCGATCCGCACGGATTTTGATTCCGTTGGATTGGTCAGACGCCCATGAATAAAGGCGCGAAAAAGTTCCGCCGCTAAAAGCCATTAAATCGGCCCTCCGGGTTTGATGCCGTAGCTGGCACTAAGCCAAGAGACGGTCTGAGTTGATGTGCTTACTTTGAGCCGCATAGATGCGGCATAGCCGAGCGCCGCTGTTGCCAAGCGCGGGCGTGTGCGTGACACGCTGCCCGCCCATTCTTCCTCGTTCCAAGCTGCCACGTTCCAAGTTGCGCCGCTGGAATCAAAAGTTGAGGTCGCGAAGGCGACGAAGTTATTGTCGAAATCGGTCGAAAGCGCCGTGGAGATCGTCAGCGTGCCTTCACTTTCCAGAAACGGCTGCACACTCGCAAACTGCTTGATGCGATTGCGGTCGCCAAAATAGTTAAAAGCCGTGCGGCAGTCCGCCTGGATAACGCTGCCCGCATCGCTCACGCTGTCGGACGAAAACTTGTAAACCACGCCTCCAGCACCGCCGAAATAAACATCGCCGTTGAACTTTCCCCAAGTGAATGAGTTGATGCCGGTGAAACGACACCAAGCACCAACCACTGGGTTAAATACGAACTGTTCATGCGGGTTGGCCGTGTTCCCGGTCGGGTAGTTGCAGAACATTTTGTCGCCATTGGGCGACAGGAAAAGTTCCCAACCGGCTGTCGTGCCGGTCGTTGCAACTTGATCGATGAAGCTGCCGCGTATTTTTTCAGATAGCGCCTGCGCCTTCTGCGCAATGGTCGCCGAGCGAAACACGCTCGACATGGCGATGATGCCTTCTTTTGTGACGACCGCCACATCGCCGCCCAATTTGATTGCGGCGCGAATGTGCGGCACCGGCTCCGCAATGCGGAAAGTGCCAACCAAGGCAAAATCTGTGGCGCTGCTCGGATCGCTGCCAGAGTAGACAATGACTTCGCCGCTCGTCATTACGAAGGCAATCAGGTCATCAATGCCCTCGCCGCCGTCTTGCGTCAGCGTCGTCACCATTAAAAGGTCGCCGCCAAAGTTCCCGACGCGATTCAGTGGGAAAAGTGTGAAGTTGCCTTCTAGCGTGTTTACGGTGGCGCTGTAGTAAAACTGTTGATCTGTGCCGCGCCAGTAGTAGACGCGATTCTTAAACACATGCACGCCGTCAAGCGTGGTCACGCTGCTGCTGTCGGACAGCGTGATTGACAGATTACTGGCACTGCTGCCGTTAAACTTGAACGGCGTGTCTGCGCCGGTCACGAAAATCGTATTGCCGTCAAATTCTGCGGTTTGCGCGATAGCAGAACTCAGGCCGGTCTTTAGGCTGCTTGGGCTGCTGCCTGCGCTTGTCGCATCGTAGAGCGTGCCGTTGCTGCCAATCGCCAGCAGCTTGCGCGTATCGCCTGCGTGATGCTCGACCAGCGTTTTAACATCGCCCGACCCAACATTGGTTGCGTGGCTAGCATAGCCTTCGCGAAGCGTAATCTTGCCGGTCGTCGGAAACCAGTTGTCGAGCAGGATCGCGTCTTCGGGTGCCATCGCGTCGATGCTGTCGCGCGTGTTCAGACCACCCACGGGCGGCGGTACGCTCACATTGGTGGTACGCGGGCGCTGTGATTGTGGTAGCGGCTGGAGCATCAGGTGCCGTAATTCGCTTCTGGCACGTTGTAGGAATACGGCCCAACGCCCGACTTGTACCTGTTATCGAAGGCCAGCTTTGGCGCACCACCATCAGCGCCAAGCGCACGCGCGACGTTGATCTGGTAGTCGCGAAAGTCCTCGGCATAGTCGAGGCCGTGCAGTTGCTTGAAGCGCCAGGTCACGCCCATCTCCAACAACAATTCATCAAGGATGCCAGTGTCGGTGTCGGCAGCCCATGCGGTCTGCGCACTGCCGCCACTGGATTGGCACCAAGCGTTACTCACATAATCATAAGCTATCGTCTCGGTGCTGGTTGGCGTTGG